GTCACAAGGCGTTTGATACTGCGATTTGGAAAGGAACACCACGGACAAAACTCTACGCTCTCGATCCTGCTTATGGCGGAGGCGACCGATGCGTTGGTGGCGAGTGCGAGTTTGGAGAGGACAAGGATGGCAACATGATATTTGCTGTTGGCACTCCCGAAATCATTCCTATCAAGCCTAACTCGCCACTTGAACCGGAAGATCAAATTGCGGAATACGTTTTTGAGCAGCACAAACGATTTAACATTCCGCCTGAAAATATCTTTTACGATTCGTTTGGGCGCGGTACTTTGGGATTCTCATTTGCAAAATTGTTTGGTTCAAATTGTCCCGTGCCAGTGGATTCTGGCGCGCGTCCAACTGAGCGTCCTGTCCGGTTTGACTTGTACGTTGATGAGAAAAACGGTGAGAAGCGGTTGAAGCGATGCGATGAGCATTATTCTAAATTCGTCACAGAGATGTGGTTTTCTGTCAGAGAGGCCATTGAATCAAACCAGATTCGCAACCTGACAATGCCAGTCGCCCAAGAAGGCCAGTTGCGATTGTTCAGGGTCGTCATGGGAAACAAGATTGAGGTTGAGACGAAGGATGACATGAAGGAACGGATAAAGAAAAGTCCCGACCTTTTTGACTTTCTTGCAATCGCTGTTGAGGGCGCTCGTCGTCTCGGATTTAAAATTGAACGCATTGGCCGTGACGTGAAATCATCCGGCAGCAACGAGGATTACTTTGACAAAGAGGCGAGAGAGTGGCAAGATGCAATCAATGCCGGACTTCTTAAACATTGAATCATGTGGGTGCTAAAGACATATAATTCCGCACCTCCGGGGAGCTATCACTATGAGCAGACTGATGAAATCCGCCATTCTTTCAAACAACGGCCCGTCATCGAGGATTTGGCCAAGGCTGTCAGTAACTTTCGCATTGGAAACAAACTTCGGCGCGCAAGTCTTGGTGAATCCCTTGAGGATATTGATACCTTCATCTGTGGACAACTTAAAAATAATCCGCAATTCTGCCGCGAAACCGATTCAACATTTACCGAAGCCCGATCAACTCATCCTTTCTTCCAAGCGAACTGCCCCACCTGTGGAACCCCGGTAAAACCAACTTGATTTTATGAGCGACAATTGGAATGATCCTAAAACAGTTTTAGAAACAATTCAAAGTGGTGACGAGGTTGAAACTGAGCGCGGAAAGAACCGGGTACTGATAAATCGAGCCGCCAACAACGAGCCGCTGGTCGAGGAAGCCGAAGCCAAACGGATTGGCATGAAGATTTACAACCGTTGGGGTGAGTTTATGATTGCTCTCGCCAGTGCGTCCCGACAATTCCTGACCAATTTCACTTCACAGGACACCTATTTTACAGTCACACTCCCGAAAGCGCCGGAAGAAAACCGGGCCGATTGGGGAGGGTTTATCACCGAAGCCATCAATTACGCCATGAAAGAAGGGCCGCGCCAGATGGAGTATTTCATGGTTCACCTGTCAAAATGGAAAGCGGTGTCGTCTCATGGCATTGGGCCGGTGATGTGGGACGATAAATATGCATGGTCTCCCCGCTATCTGGCCATTGAGGATTTGAGAATTGCCACGGACACGGAAATCAGTTTCCGAAACCTGGTCTGGTTCGCGGCACGAATTCCTTATACGCCGGGAGAACTTTCGCGTAAAGCGTTTTCAAAATCGAAATCAAAATTTTCCTGGGACAAGAAATCCGTTTCCGACATCCTGAAAAATGTTGACCAATGCAAGGCAACGATGGCCGAGAACAACTACGACTTCGATACCGTTCCTGAAAAGTTCGAGGAGTTGAGAAAGCAGAACTCTGGTTACTGGTCGGGGGATGCCATGCCGACCATCAATCTCTGGCATTTTTATCATCAGGGCGATGACGGGAAGTGGTATTTGAAAGTTGTGCCTGAAAACACAACGTCCGGGGTTACGGCGGAAACCGACGACAAATTCATTTGCCAAAGCGAGGGGCCGGTTGCCAATAGCTGGCGGGAAATTCTCCACGTCCAGTTTGCCGACCTAAACAACAAGGCGCCCTTGCTTTATCATTCCGTGCGTTCGCTTGGATTCGCCCTTTTTGAGCCGTGCTACTGGACGGATTTCGTCCGCTGCCGGTTGCTGCAACACACACTTGACCAGTTCAACATCCTGCTCCGAATAACCGACCCAGTTGACCGGGCGCGGGCACAGATTCAGGTTTTTCAAAACATGGGCATCGTCAAGCCGGGAGTTTCAATAATTCCAGCCAATGAGCGGCATCAGGTGGATGCCGCACTGGTTGAGGGCGTCATGGCGCAGACCAAACAACTTCAATCTGAGGCGTCCACGGCTTACACGCAGAGCATTGACAACGGGACAGCAAGGGAACAGACCGCGTTTGAAACGGGCGTAAAGGTTCAGCAAAACAACTCTATGAAAAGCGGCATCATGCTCATGGCCAAGGCGTTTGAAAAAACCGCCTGTCAGGAAATCTGCCGCCGTTTCTGCCTGCAAAATTCAGACGATGAAGATGTGCTCGCCTTTCAAGCGGCCTGCAAGAAAGATGGCATTCCAAAAGATTGGCTGGACGTTAAAAAGTGGCGCGTTGAAATCACGTTGCCGCTTGGCAATGGCGACCCGACAATGGCGATGGTTGAGGCACAAAACGCCATGCAGTTACGGCCCATGCTGGACCCATCATCTCAACAGGACGCCCTGCATGACGCCGCCGTTCAAATGGTGGGAACCGCTCGCGCAAAACAATGGGTCAAACGTGATTCAAAAAAGGTTTCCACAGCCGCCAGCGCCGCTGCCGCCGCATTCCCAAATTTGATGATGGGAATGCCCTACATTGTTCCCGAAGGCTTGAATCCCATCGAACAGATTCAAACGCTTATCGAACTGGCCGTCCGTTACATTGCCAAGATTCAACAGACCACCAAGATTCCAAAGCCCGAAGAACTCATTGGACTGCAAAACGCCGCGACCACCATCGGCAAACTGGTTCAAGGGATGCAGGGTGACAAAGGCAACGAGCCGAAGATGAAGGAATTTGCCAAGTCATTGAACCAGATAAACAACGAAATCAAAAAGTTGCAGCAGCACCTTCAGATGGAGATGCAAAAACAGCAGCAGCAGAATGGCAGCGCCGACATCCAGCAATCCATGATGGAAACCCAAGCCAAGATTCAGGGCAAGACCGCTGAGACACAGCAAAAACTCAAAGCAAAGGAACTCGCTGAGATGCAGAAACGCCGCCATAAGGATACCGCGTTTGTCGCCGACCAGCACCGGCAGAATATCAAGACCGTGGCTGACATTGCCCGTAATGGAGTAAAAACATTTCCAAAAAGTGAATGATTCTACTTTGCGCCCATACCGACCAGATTCACAACGGACTTCCTCTTTCCTACAAGAATGGGAAGATGGCCGGATTGCTTGACAACTTCATTGGAAATCTTGTTCTATACTCCGCGATTTTTGACGACCCAACTTTGGTTGAGCTTGAACGGCGTGGAGAGATTGGGATTTACCACAACACGGGAGAGGAATTTGGATTACTTGTTAACCCTCCAAAAGTCACAAAAAAAGACATCGTTATTTGCGTTGATTGCTGGTGTGGAGAAGTGTCCGAATTGAAACAAAATTACGACGTTTCTTTGGACAACCTGTTTGGATTTTCCTCAACTGAAATAACCGAATTAAGGGAATGCTTGGAATGGGAAAACCACCTGGTTTTGTTTCGTAAATTCAACGGCAGTGCCGAGGATGATGACGAGTCGTGGTTGTGGCATGGCAGGGCCGGGAAATGTCTAACCTTCGACATTCCAGTTAAGGCTCCTGACAATTCGTGGCATCGTGATGACGCAACAATTTCAGTCGAAAGCATTTTGAAATGCAGACAGATTTTGAAACGTCTGATATGTTATCTGCGATGAGCGTTTTCAGAGACACAAGTTCCGATGAGTGGAATCCGGCCAACATGGTTCCAACCGGGTATGGATTTTGCCTTGCGCTTGACCACATGCCGTCGCGCCACGACATCCGATGGTTGAAATTGCCAGAGCGCCACATTTACGTATTTGATGGCGATGGGTGGTATCGGATTGATCCTCCCGAATCCAAACGACTGCCAGAAGGAGAACTTTCACATGGATGAACTAAAAAACAAAACGGTATGTGTCTATGATCACGGCGCGTTTTTCCATGTCACACAACGGCTTTCCCGTGATTTTGGACGCACCCTATTTTTTAAGCCGTGGAAGAAATCGAATCCGGTTTTTACCGATATGGCGGTTGGAACTGGATTTGAAAACATCGAGCGTGTGGTTGATTTTTTCGATATTATTGACGAGGTAGATTTGTTTGTTTTCCCCGGCTTATACAACGCCGACTTGCAGATTTATCTTGAATCCAAAGGAAGGCGGGTTTGGGGCAGTCGCCGGGGTGAAGATTTTGAATTCAAGCGCCAATTTTTCAAGGACACGCTTAAACGACTTGGACTTCCCGTGCCTGAATATGTTGTTTTGGAAGGCATGACCAAACTGGTTGAATACTTGAAGGAAAACGAGAACGTCTTCGTAAAAATCAGCCGGTTCCGTGGAGACGGGGAAACCTGGCATCACATCAACTACAAACTGTCTGAATCACGCCTGGACGGGATGCGGTTTTACTACGGCCCGTTCAAGGAAAAAATCACCTTTGTAGTCGAACATGAAATCAAGTCCGATATTGAGGCTGCTTACGACGGATTTTCTGTGGATGGAAAATTTCCTGATTTGGGAATCCACGGCTATGAGGCAAAAGACCGGGCCTATGTTGGAACTTTGCAGCCGTATGATGAAATGCCGAAAGCGGTGATCGAGGTAAATGAAGCATTTGCTCCTTTGCTGGCAAAAGAAAAGTATCGCAGCGCATGGGGAACCGAAATTCGGATTGATGACAAAGGAGACAATTATTTTGGTGACGCCACCTGCCGTACACAGCACCCGCCGGGGGCATTATTCGCCGAGCAGGTGACAAATTATTCACAAATCATGTACTATGGAGCGGATGGTGAATTGGTTCAAATTGAACATGATTTTGACTTCGCCGCTGAACTGATTCTACTGACATCTGGATCAGACATTTCTTTTCAGGCATTGGAAATACCAAAAAACGTCGAGCCTTTTGTGAAACTATTTTCTCCATGCAAACACGATGGAATAACCTACGTTTGCCCGGAGTCAAAGCATCCGCTGATGAATCAATCAGACGAGATTGGGTCCGTGGTGGCAATGGGTGATACGATGGAAGAAGCCATTGAAACCGTTCAAGAATTTGCATCACAGATAAAAGGGGCGTCCCTTTACTACGAATCCGATGCGCTAGCGAAATGCGTCAAATCCATTCAGTCAGCCAAGGATGAGGGCATGAAAATGACCGATCAAGCCGTCCCCGACCCGTCATCGGTCGTGGAATAGTTGCCAGCAATCAGACTTCCCCTTCATTATCGCCTGCCGGACATCTTCCCGCTGAAAAGCCCTGATATGGACGTGCGGCACATGGATTTTCAGAGGCAAATAGCATCTGCAAAGCTGGCAGGTATGCAGTTCTTCCTCTTTCAGCACGCTCAACCGGGCCTTCATTTTCGCTTCCAGATGCCTTTTAAACGCCCCAGCGGCAGAATCAACATAGCCTGAACCACGCTGGTTAAACGCGCAGCCACGGCATTGCAGCGCACGCGACGCCGCAACGGACGAATCCACCGGATGCCCGCCCTCACCCAGCCATTCATTCATCGTTGACCGGAATGAGCGAAAATCGCGCCAGAGCCGGATTAACTTTTGGATGATTTTCATAAATTAAAGACAAGAATCCAAACTCTTAGGCGTCAAGTCAACCAGTTTGGGGTGATATGAGAGTAACGCAAAGCAGAAGATGCGTGCGCCGGCCAGAAAATGGCCAGAAGAAACCCGCTTGATTTACCGCTTGTTAAGGTCATTCTCATCTTTGAAAACAGGTTAATTGGAAGGCTGTCAGAAGTCAATCAAAAACTCCAATTCCCACGACGCCGACGTTCCAACCATGCCCTTTTTCTTCTACGCCCCTTCCGTCTTGCATTTTTAGCGCCACTATTTTTTGTGGCAATTTCAATCCTTTTGATTTTTCTTGAGAATGTATAAAACTGTGTTGGGTCTTGGTGTGTAGCTTCATGGCATATCCGGCAAAGAGTCAACAGATCGCCAAGTTGGGTGTGTTCCCAACGCTGCCTGTAAAACCGATGGTGAACCTGTAAATCCTGTTGACGGCCACACATTTGGCATTTGTAGCTGTCACGCTCCAAGGCGATTGCTCGCAAGGAAATCCAGTGGGGACTTTCCAAGTAAGCCAAATATGCCGCTTGTCGTTTTGTCATGCCGCCGGCCCTGTTCCGTCACGCTCATATTGTTTTACCGCAGCCGTTTCGCCCTTGAGCGGAGTGCCAGAATTTAGATGTTTATGGCGGTAAGTCGTCTGTGCCCTCCGAAGCCTTGCCTTCCTCATTTCATCCTGAACCTTCAGCCGATATTCCTCGCCGTTGAGCATCAGCCATCCGTCCTCGACCTTTTCAATCCGCCTGCCGTCAAATGGCTGCTTTTCCAGCCGCTTCTTGTCAGGCGATGCCAGGACTTTCAACGCCTTCAAAACATCAGATTCTTCCTTGTTCGCCCACCGCCCTATCTGATAGGCGCTCCCCCTGACAACGTGGTCGGAATCCTTTTTCGCCAGCATTGTGATGAAAACGATTCGCACAACGTCGTCCTCAGACCATACAGAAGAATCAACAATCTTGCTCCAAAGTGGTGTCCATGTGTCAGTTGCCATTCCAAAATCCTACCACACTCCGCGTAATCGTCAAGCGATTATTGTAATCACATGACTATCCCCCCGTAATCCCATACAGATACAGATACAGAGGGGATGCAAGGGGAGATTTCAAAATACACTCTCGGTTTTAAGGCGGGAGTCACACCCCGTCATCCCGATTGCGAAACCCCCCTCCCGGCAGGTGGTGGGACGGGTGCCCCTCGGACAAAAAAGAATGCTTTGACCACACCACAAGAGCAAACACTATACATATATCAGCTATTGTGTGATGCTAATTGTTTCACTCAATGATACCAATGGTTTTATGATGTGGTTCTATTTGACCAGCTGTTTTAGCTGATTCCGGCAAGATTGTTTGATTTGCCGCACTTTCCCTTGTGTGTTAGGGGGCTGGCGCTTGTGGTGTCGGGCTGGCGCTGGGAGCGGCTTTGCGTGCGCTGGCGCGTCCAGGGCGCATTACGCCGGCGAAAGGCTGGACCATTTTCCAGAGTCGTTCTTTGGCCGCTGTGAGCTTCTGAAATCGCTCTTCATCTTGCTCATCAAGAGCGTTGTTAATCAGCTTATCCACGCCGTCAATTTGTTTAAG